GGAAACGGGGCGTACGTTATGGTGTATCCGGCGAACGACAGCGTCAGGGTGGCAAAGACGGTGGTGGACGCTCCCGCGTTGAGGGAAAAGTCGGTTACCACTTGGTTCGTGTCGACGTCGTTAGCCACGTCCCGCACGGTCCTCGCGCTCCCGTCTGCAAACCGCACCTCGTGCGACCCACCAGCAGGCAGCACGCCGCTCCCACCCACCAGCGCGACCGCACAACGGACGGTCGGCCCCACGGTCACCATCACACAGCCGCTCGCGTCTAGCAGCGCGCTCGTCGAAAGGCTCGGGAACGAGACATGCGCAAGCCTCGGCGGGTCGGGGAATCGGTATATCTGGGCGTACGACACGAGGTCCGAGTACAGGACGGCCACCCGGTCGTACGTCGCAAACTCGCACTTGAAGTCCGTCGGTCGTTGGAGACTCGATAGGCAGATGGGGACGTGGACCGTGTAACCGGTCGCGTCAAAGTACGCCGACGAGACGAGGCTGGTGCGACCCGACCCGTCGGTGACCACAGCGACCGTAAGCTGCTGGCCACTCCCATCCACGAGCGACAAGGAGCGAAAGTAGTCGGTGGGTCGTGCGATGGGAGTGAAGGCGTTGCGAGGGTCGGTGGTGCCGTAGTCGAACGTAAACGACACGACCGACGTGTAGCCCTCCACGAGCACGTAGCCCGGATGCACCGACGAGACGGTCGACGCGACGCGGATGGCCGTCGGCGCCGGGGCGACGTACTGGATCGGCGTGCTGATCGTCCGATACACCATCGTTGACGGCGCGCGAACTTCGACCGAAAACTGCACGCTGTCGTACCCAGACGCCATTACGACCCGCGAGAAGCGCACGTAGGCCGATGAGCCACCGCTGGCGTCGACGACATGTTGCGGTGGTGCGACCACGCCACCACTGCAGTCGACCACCATGCCCACCGCCGACGGAGAGGTCGAGGAGCGGAACGTCGCCCACATCCGCGACACGCCGGCGCCCAGCGTGAGTCCGTCGCCACCCACGCATCGGACGTAGGTGAGGTCGACCGTGTGTAACGCACGGAACACGCCCACCGTCGTCTCGACCTTCGCCTCGACCGTCGACGTCGATTCGATGTCAAGCGCGACCGGGAACGTGTAGATGGTGCTCGAAGTGAGCGGCGAGGCGACGGCGTCGAGGTCAGGCAGCATCCCGCTGCCACTCGACGTCCAGGTGAAGATCGGGCTGAGGTAGCGCGTCCCCACCAGCCGCATTTGCATCAGGCCGCCGTGCGCGACGTCCTCCTGCACGTTGTACGTGTACCGTAGCGTCGCTGTGGTCGTCGCTGTGAGCGAAGCGTCGCGGTTCCACGTCCCCGATGTGAGACTCGACGCGCCGATGCCATGGGCTCGCCAGAACGCCGACAATTCGCCGCTCGCGTCGACGATCGCCTGGTCTTGTAGCGTGCTGCGCGTGACAAAGCCCAACGCGGCGATCGGCGCGATCAGCACGTCGACGGCGAGCCAACTCTCGGACGGCGGGCACGGCCGCCCGTACGGCACGTCAAACTGCGTCTCAAAGCCGACCGTCTCGCCCACCGCGACGACGCCCGGTCGGATGGTCGTGCTCCGCACGTGGGGGAAGGCCCACACGCTCGACGACGGCAGGGTGAACGGGATGCGGGAGGACGAGCCGGCCAGTTGAAACGAAAACTGGATGGGCTCGGGTGGCCGCGTCGCGTAGTCGCCGTGTAACGTGATGCGCACGAGGAGGCTCGTCGGCGACTGCGCCGGAGAGCCGAACCGAATGTTCGCGCCGTCCGTCGGCGAGGGGACGACGCACGCACCGGCCGGCGTGGCGACGAGCGCGCTCAGCAACTGCTCGACCGGCCCGCTGAAGCACGTCTTGTTACCCGGGAAGACAAAGGTAAACTCGACCCAAATCGGGAGGTTCGGGATGAGGACGATTGGAGAGATGAAAGCGCCGACGTCCCCGAGCAACGTCGCTACCGTCAACGTCGGGACGATCGCACCGGCGTTGACGAGCCGATTCACGCGTTTGGGTGTGGTCTCGAGGAGGTACGTCTGGTCCATCGTCGCCGACCAGACGGCGAGCCGCATGTACGCCATGTCCACGTCGTAGATGGCAATGGGACCAGCCACGCGGACCGTCTGCGTCAACGGGTCGAACGAGGCGCGCTGTACGTCGACGACCTGTAGGACCTCGCCCCCCGTCGTCGTCGACGATGTCGCCACCACCGCCACGCCGCTCGCGTCGACCCGTGCGTAGTACGAGACGGCCGGCGCGCAAATCGCGAGTTGCACGACCTGCAGCGACTGCAGCCACGCGCTCGGGGCTTCGGACACCACGAATCCGCTCGCGTCCGGGCTCCACGCGCACCACGTCGGGCGCGTCTCCGAGGTCAAGTACAAGGACGGTCGCGAGACCGCCACCCGCGCGACAAAGAGCGCGTAGGTTTGCCCCTCCTCGATCGACTCGGGTGTCGTCCACACGAGCGACGGGATCGGACCGACCGTCGTCAAGCGAGGGCGGAGCACGTCAAGCACCATCATCGTCCCCGACGCATCGCGGTCGATGTCGTCGAGCGCCCCGACGCACACCACGACGAGGAAGGCGCCCCGTTGGTCGGTTGTGGTGGTGGTGGCGGTGGGGGCTGTGGCGTAGGCGCTCGAGTGGACGCGCGGGTAGATGCGGGTCGTGGCGTCCGGGATACCCACGCTTGGGATGGTCAGCGCCGGCAGAGTGACGACCAGCCGGTCATTCACCGCCGACGATGCGTACTTTTCGAGCAACGAGACTGCATACTGCGACATGGAGAGTGCGCACGACACGCTCGTGAGCAACTGCGCGTCCCCGTGTCCTTGAAACAGCAGGCCCAACATGAACCGGCGCATGTACGACGTTAGGACCGAGGTCGACACCGACGCCGGGAACGGCGTCTCGCAGTCGACGAACGAGGAGAGTATCCGCGCACTCGCAACCTTTTTGTATGTTCCGACGTACGGCTGTGCGTAAAACTCGGGCGACTGCGCTGTCGCCGCTGGACCATCCGCTGACGCGCGAGCATCGTACGCGAAGAGTCGGTACGTGCTGCTCAATTCGGTGCACACGCGAAACAGGCCGTCGACCAAAATAGGGCGGATCACCTGGTCGTACCACCGCTGTTGCCTCTCAGCGCTGTAGTCGGCGAACGAGCGCCCAACGTGGGAAGCGCCATCCTCCTGTGCGCACCACACGGAACGTCGGCTGATAAACTTTTTCACCGACGATTGGAACACGGTCGGCGAGCCGTTCGCCACCGCATCGACGACCGTCGCCAAGGTGCAACAGCCACTGCCGTCGAACGGCGACGCAAGCATCTCCATCCGGCTGCTCGTCACGACCGAGACCACGCGCTCGGCGGTGCAACGCGTGAGCACCAGTCCACTCGCCTGCGTCGCCTCCAGCGCGAGGAACTGCACGACGTGCTGCCCAGGGACCCACGTGTTCAGCACGGTGATTCGGTCGTCGCGACGGCGCATCGGGTCGACAGGGGGGCGCTCGCCGTCGACGCACGCGCACACGACGCACCCGACGCGGCCGGACGTGCACACCTGCGCGGTCGCGTCGTCGGTCCAGGTGCACCACGCGGGGACGCACGTCGGAAAGGTGGGGCGCGATGGGCTCAAATCCAACGGCAACACAAGAGGAGCGCAGACCGGCGTGTGCCACACCCGCAGGCGCACGGTTACGCGGGCCCAATCGACGTGCCCGGTGCGAGCGTACGGCACGGTCGTGAAGACGTGCAGCGTGACGCCGGTGTCGGCGACGGCGCCCGATGCGTCGAGCACGCAGAGCTCGGCGGTGGTTGCCTCCCATCGACGCGTGCGTGTGGCCAGACGTCGGGACCCGACATCGCCGACCGACCAGCCGTTCCCGCGGTAGACCGACATGGCCAGCACGCTGGACGCGACGGACGCGACCGGCACGCCAACGCCACTCGAATCGGCGACTGATAGGTCGCATTGGATGTGGCCCGAGTCGAAGGGCCCGTGCACCAGGCCGATGTGGACGACGTGCGAATGGGGGCGCGGGTCGTCCGGTAGCACGTCTCCCATCGATGGGAACGTGAGCACATGGTCGAGGGCGTGCGAAGTGGAGTTGCCCCAGCCATGCAACTGACCGCACATCGTGTGGTCGGACGTGAACGCAACGCCGCTATCCACGTACGGTCGAAACAGGTTGATGGTCTGATGAACATCGCCGAAAAGGTCGATGCGCATGGTGGAAGTGTCTATCTAGTACGTTTATTTCCGGTCATTCGCAAAGCATCATATATCGGAAACAAGCGGATTTGCAGAGAATGGAGAGCAGTCGTGAGTGAATCCGCTCAATTTATCCGTGAAAATCACTGACAATCAGACGCCTTTCGAACTCACAACATGATGATAGCATGATGAATCGTTGATGATGTTCTGTCGAAATCACAACATGATAGCATGATGCTTCTGTCGAAATCACGACATGATGATAGCATGATGCTTTATCTGTAATAGTCTGTCGAACTCATACGACGATGCTGTCATTACGTGCCAGCCGTGTTAAAGGGCGTGCATGCCAGCCAACTATTCATGTCGAAATCACATCACAATGTGTCTATTATAAATCACAAGATGAAAGCATGAGGTGTCTGTCGAACTCATACGATGATGCTGTCATTACATACCATCCGTGTTAAAGGGCGTACATGCCAGCCGTGTTAAAGGGAGTGCATGCCAGCCGTGTTAAAGGGCGTGCATGCCAGCCGTGTTAAAGTAGCATGATGCAGTGTCTTTTGAACTCAAACGACAACAATTTATGCTCACCAAACGAAGATTTTGGAAGGAGGAACAAAGAAGCAATCCGGATTTCGAAGGAAGCACTTTTCAGGGCCTAGAGTACTCTCGATTTGGGAAACTAACTATTGAAAAGTGGTTCGAAAAATCCGGATTGCTTCTTTTGTTCCTATGCCATGTCTGCCATGAGGGAAACATTTCCCAGACTTACCAACAACTGACTGGACAAGAACGACGATGCGATGCAAGTATGTTGTCTTCGTTGAAGCCGACACCTTGACTGACAAGCCCAATCCGGCGTGTGTAAGTCTCGCAAATATTTTCACTCATGGAACTTTCATTATAGCATGATGACGCGTCTGTAGAAATTACAACATGATAGCATGGTGATGCGTCTGTAGAGTTAGTTTCGATTCAACTTCGAACACACATAATGAACAGATAGGCGCTGATAGCATGATGTGTCGAACGGTCCGACTCGAGCCATCATCCATCCCACGTAAAGACCTTGGTGAGATGGTTGTCAAACGTCGATTCGACCCACTCCCGAGTGCTGTCATGCCGGGTGGGATGCGCATCGAGCCGCGCGCGCAACATCGACTCGATTTGCATCTCGTGCAGGCTATGGGCCACGTTTGGGTGTCGGTGGCATTGGTCCAAGTGCCGCGCAATCTCAGGCACTCGCAGGTCGCTCCTCGGTTGGATGCATATAAGCGAGTGGGTCAGCCACTCCAACAGCCCGTCCGTGCACTGCACCCACACGTCCGACCGTTGCAGCGTCGACCAGTCTTGCGTGTAGATGCGCGGCACCGTGTTGACCATCTTGGGATAGTAGTTGTTGTGCAAATCTCCGAACGACGAGTGAAGCATGCACTGCGTCTGGCGATTTCGCCACACGCCCGTCGGCTGGTCGCCGTTCATCACCTGATAGACGACCGCGTCGGCGTCGGCCGTCTCATCGCCGTGCTGCTGGTGTATTCGGACCATCCGCTCGACCTCCGTTGGGTCGGCGCAATCGTGGTCGTCCGATTTCCACACCAACCGAAACTTTCCACGAGGTCCCTTGCGATAGCGGAGCGTCGGGCTATCGCCCAAGCTCGCGATGTAGACCTTCTTCTGCAGCGGGTCAAAGACGGTAACGTTGCACGTCGTCCCGCTGGTCAAGTGCGCCGTCTCCCCGGCGAGCTTGGCGAACAAACGCTCCAATGCGACCACGACGTCTCCTTTCGCATCTACAATGCACGTGGAAAACAACTCTCGGATGCGCTTCGTCGTCGTATACGATGCAAGGTATCCCGCGTGCCCGTCGCACACCGACGATACGGTGAGCGTTCGGTCGGCGGGGTCTTTGGAGTCGTGATTGGAATAGACCACCTCAAACGTCGCGCCAGTATCCTCGGTGTACTCGTACGAGCGACCGTCAAAGTAGAGGGATGGTTTGCGCGTCGTGTATCCTCGACGCGCATCTTCGTGTATTCGGATGCCACGCTGTAGCGAGTGCTTACGTCCCTTCGGACGAGGCTTGGCATCAAGCGTGTCAGGGTGCGCCGACTCACTCGACGAATGCACTCGAGTTGCATCAATGGTCGTCATCGTCCGGTGCGTGTCAAATCTCGAATCTTTTTAAATCATTTCATGCTCCCCAAACGATTTTGGAAGACCGATTCTGACCGAACGAGCCTTTTTCGACGAGTGCGTTTTCGACGAGTGCAATTTACCCCTCCCAAACGAAGGTTTTGGAAGGAGGAACAAAAGATGAAATCCGGATGTTCGAAGCACCTTTTCAGGGGCGTGAGTACTCGATTTGGGCTACGAACAATTGAAAAATCAGTCGAAAATCTGGATTTCATCTTTTGTTCATCCTTCCAAAATCTTCGTTTGGGGAGCATAAATTTCGACGAGTGCGTATCCCAGGGAAGCACTTTTCAACGATTAGTTGCCTAAATAGAGTACTCAGGCCCTTGAAAAGTGCTTCCCCTGGATACGCACTCGGAACGGTTCGTTCGGTCTTCCGACATCTTCGTTTGGGAGGGGTAGTTTGCTATATCGTGACTATCATCATGTAACGATTCTTGTGTTTGCGTTCGACAGTGAATCTGACATTGTCAGTGAATCGACGACCGGCGCGTCGTCATGCTGTCATCATCATGTGAGTTCCACCGGCCCATCACGGCTCGCACGCACGTCCCTTTTACACGATAGGTGCGACGCTCTTCGTCGATGAATCGTCATGCGATCATTCTCGTGATGCTGTAAATGAGTCACAATTTACCCCTCCCAAACGAAGATTTTGGAAGGAGGAACAAAAGAGGAAATCCGGATGTTCGAAGAACTTTTCAAGGGCGTGAGTACTCGATTTGGGCTACGAACCATTGAAAAGTATATCGAAAATCTGGATTTCCTCTTCTGTTCCTCCTTCCGAAATCTTCGTTTGGGAGGGGTAAAGTTTAAAATGACAGCCTATCATCATGCGGCGACTCGGCCTGTGAATTCGCCGTGACGTGAGCAACAAATTGCGCAAATTCAGGCCCCACTTAACTTAAGGAACGCCGTTGAGCATGGTGTGAGTACTCATATTTGGGCCGATTTCGAACTCAACAGACCTACCCATATGGTCATGTGTGAGAAACATTGGCCCAAATATGAGTACTCACACCATACTCAACTTCGTTCCTTAAGTTAAGTGGGGCCTGAATTTGCGCAATTTGTTGCTCGCAACTAGGTGAGTTCGACAGACAAAGCTCAGTGCGCGACGAAGATTCAATGGTGCCTGTCACCGTTCTTTTTTACCGACATCTGGTTCACATTGTGTACTTGTAAACACGTCACTCGAAAAATGATTTAAAAGGCTTGCATTCATCAATCATTCATACTCGACTGATGAACACACAAACACCTCACGATGCCCCGATGCGTGTTCCAATCGACCCTAACGATTCGTCTGACGAACCGGTAGCGTTGAAGACCGTCGCGAGCGCGCCAACAAATGCCCTAAAACCAAAGAAACGTAAGAAGGTCGTTGATCCCAACGCACCGAAGCGGGCCCTCTCGGCGTTCGTTCTCTTTTCGCAAGCCGAGCGTGCTGCGATCAAGCGAGACCAACCCGACACGCCCAACTCCGCGATGCTCAAGCTACTCGGCGAGCGGTGGAAGGCTGCGGACGCCGACACCAAGGCCAAGTATGCTGCCATGCACGCCGAGAACAAGGCCGAGGCCGACGAGGCCCGTCGCGTGTATGCGGTCGACACAAAGGACGATTCGGACGCCGAGTCGGTGTCCGCGCAAGCACCAGTCCCCAAGAAGCGTAAGAAGGTCGTCGATCCCAACGCACCGAAGCGGGCCCTCTCGGCTTTCATTCTCTTTTCGCAAGCCGAGCGTGTGGCGATAAAGCGAGACCAACCCGACACGCCCAGCTCCGTGATGCTCAAACTACTCGGCGAGCGGTGGAAGGCGGCGGACGCCGACACCAAGGCCAAGTATGCTGCCATGCACGCCGAGAACAAGGCCGAGGCCCGTCGCGTGTATGCGGCCGACACAAAGGACGATTCGGATGCCGAGTCGGCAGACACCACTCACACGCCCAAACCCACGAAGCGTAAGAAGGTCGTCGATCCCAACGCACCGAAGCGGGCCCTCTCGGCGTTCGTTCTCTTTTCGCAAGCCGAGCGTGCGGCGATCAAGCGAGACCAACCCGACACGCCCAACTCCGTGATGCTCAAACTACTCGGCGAGCGGTGGAAGGCGGCGGACGCCGACACCAAGGCCAAGTATGTGGCCATGCACGCCGAGAACAAGGCCGAGGCCGACGAGGCCCGTCGCGTGCATGCGGCCGACACAAAGAACGATTCGGACGCCGAGTCGGCAGACACCACTCACACGCCCAAACCCACGACGCGTAAGAAGGTCGTCGATCCCAACGCACCGAAGCGGGCCCTCTCGGCGTTCGTTCTCTTTTCGCAAGCCGAGCGTGCGGCGATCAAGCGTGACCAACCCGACACGCCCAACTCCGCGATGCTCAAACTACTCGGCGAGCGGTGGAAGGCGGCGGACGCCGACACCAAGGCCAAGTATGCTGCCATGCACGCCGAGAACAAGGCCGAGGCCGACGAGGCCCGTCGCGTGCATGCGGTCGACACAGGACGCGCACCTGCTTGAAAGCCATCAGCACGGTGTACTCACATTTTCCACACGCTTAACAAATTCTGGACTTTACAACAGCATCCTTTGAATTCGCACGTTTTGCTCACACCATTGAAATGACGATGTGTCTGTCTATTTATTTATTTATTCGACACATTTCTTGTAAATCATTTAATGTCCATTTTAAATTGGCCTGATTGTCGAGTACTCACGTATGCAAGTTCCGTCGTCAAGTAGCGGGTGCGAAGTTGCGCCATTTTTTGTTCGCCATACCGACTGGCCTCGATCTCGCGACGTGAGGATGATATTATGACCGTTACAAATGCCATTTAGGGGGAGCGTACTGTACAATGGCATGCTTCCCAAACGAAGATTTGGGAAGGAGAAACAAAAATGACATCCGGATTTTCGATTGACTTTTCAATGGTTCGTAGCCCAAATCGAGTACTCACGCCCTTGAAAAGTGCTTCCTTCGAAATCCGGATGTCATCTTTTGTTCCTCCTTCCCAAATCTTCGTTTGGGAGGGTTACATGTGACGGTCCGGGTGGTACCTGCAGCCGATCGACTCATCGTCGTGATATCATCATCTGGTGATGTCGACAGACACATCATCATGATATCATCCTATGCGTCGGTTGCTCGTAACGGATGGCGTCACACAACTAAATTTATACTTACTGATAAATAGGATGGTAGACAAATGCTCACAGACACTATTTGTATTTTACACACGTCCTAAAACATATTGGAAATATGCTCAATTTCCAGATGGTTGGGCATGGATTGGCAGTGGTCGCACCGATCCAATTGGAACAAAAGAAACCCATTTTTATACTCACGAAGAACAATTTGAAGGTCCAATAAAATCAAAGCCGGATATGATTGCAATTTTGGAACAAACGTTTGGAGATTTACAGAAGCTAAAGGTAACCGAGTCTTATAAAATTACAGAAACGTACAACGACGGAATAAGCCCTTCGTTATTGTAACTTTACCCCCAAACGAAGATTTTCGAATGCCGCACAAACCAGTGTGTTTTCGAAGCACTTTTCGACGATTCGAAGTCCAAATCGAGTGAGTGAGGGATAATGTTTCTTATTCGGCCGAGGCCCGAACGTGCGACTTTTTGCTCGCCACAGTGTCCGCAATGTTGGAGCAACCATCCCAAATCTTCGTTTGGAAGGGGGCGCTTGCCATGACGCGAACAAAGAATGGCGCGATTTCGCATCCACATGTAAACTCGGCCTGAATTTGTACTCGCGTATGCAGATTCCGTCGTTAAGTAGTGGGTGCGAAATCGTTCAATGGATTGTTGCTTTGTTGCTCGCTATGTCGGATAAAAGGCGTCTAAATCGACCGTGTTTTCTCAGATGTATTCGCGGTCGTAGCGCCATTGGTACTGCGAGTCTGGCGTGTCGAGCGCGTCGAGCGCGTCTGGCAATATTTGGCCCGACCAATATGGCACAGGCCACTGGAATTGGGCATATAACGCCGAGCAGGTTTGTCGCAAGACGGGAATTGGAATGACAAAGCGTGTGCAGCGGTACCCCAACTTTTTCATGTATCGTATGTCACGTAGGACGAATCGAACGTGTCGACGCCAAAAATGAAGAGCCATCATCGTCACGATTGAAATTTCCGAATGCTGTAAGCATTTGGGCAGTTCTGGGAGAAAGATCATGACGACGATCTCATTTGGGAGATTCTGCAAGCATGGCATCTGTATGTCGCCAAATTTCTTTATTTTGATATTTAAATCGCTATCTCTTTGTTGTCTACCATCCGACGACCTAGGCGGTGCCACAACATTTTACGGTACCCATACCAAACGAGTCCGACAAGAGACCTTCCAAAATCTTCGTTTCGGGAGCATGGGATTCTACCCTCCCAAGCGATTTTCGAAGGCCGCACAAACCGTTCGTACTCATTGTCGCAAGCAAAAAGTCGCACTTTCAGTTCCTAGGTCGAAAGTGGCATGAAAAGTAGATACGAAAAATCGATAACAAAAGCAAGGTTCTGGGTAGGAAAGCCCGTGCAAAGGTAATGAAAATGGCAAGTAGAGTTGCATGAGTCAGAATGACGTGCATTGAAATGACAAAATCATTGCTTTGTTGTTATCGATTTTCTTACCCGACGCCTGAAAGTGCGGATTTTTTGCTCGCGACAAGATGAAATCCGGATTTTCGACGCACTTTTCAAGGGATTGAGTACTCGATTTGGGCCACGAACCATTGAAAAGTCAGTCGAAAATCCGCATTTCATCTTTTGTTCCTCCTTCCAACATCTTCGTTTGGGGAGCATAGCTTGTGGCAGAATGCTGTTTTAGGGACGGTGCTTGCGTGCGCTACTTGACTGCGTTGCAACGGGTGACCAGGACGGGCCTTTACTCAACACAACACTACTACGCTTACTCGGTTTCAACTGTGGATTGTACACAGGCTTGCCATCGACGACATCCCAACACGAAATGCGATGCGAAGCAAGTCCACGTCGGTTGAAGATGCTATATCGGCACGTTTGTTGGGGTGGGTAGTCGGTTGGTCGTCCGTTTTGACGTTCACGAATGCTATCAACACATCGACAAAACTTACCAGCCAGATGGTTGCGTATCTGTGTGAATGGGTCGATATCGGCATCATCCTCAATGTTCAATCGTTGCATTAAATCACGCAATTCGACTGGAGTGAACGTGTGAAGACCACTTTGGTCAACTTCCTCGGTCTCACTTGGTTCTTCGAGTGTCTCGGTCGACGTCGGCTTTGTTCGCGTTTCATCCAACTGACTCCGAATAGAATCGAGGGTATACTTCGTTTTATTTGGGCTTCGTGGGTTGGTTCGAAACGCACACCGATTTGTGTCGGGGTTTAATTGACAAAACCCATGATGTAGCGTCGTTTTCAAGTTGCATCGCTTGTCCGTCGTTACATCGATGCCACACGATTCGACGCCAGCTTTTCGATTCGCTTCAACTCTCGCTTTAACCATTTATCATCCTTTTTCTCCCGACTTTTTGTAGTAGTGCATGTCTCCGAAAAGTTGCCCCGTGTTGAACACGGCTAACTCGAACAGAACAGGCCTGATTGGGTTATCGACAATCCAGATTTCATCTTTTGTCAATCCGTCCCGAATCTTCGTTTGGGGAACATGAGCTTATCTTCCAGAAGATTTTGGAAATCAAAGCATGACCTTACGTAGGTTTTCGCTGCTTGTATGGATGGTTGCTCGGGAGTTTACCGACGACGCCCCACTTCCACGCAAGGTACCCCTCGATGCGCTCGCGCGTTTCGTTTGACGCGCCGAATGCCAAAATGACCTCCGCGAGCGAAATGCTCGATGTTCTCGACTTATGGACCTGATGTGCCAGACGGATGCCCGTCGTGTCCGTTAGGGCCGTCGCGGCGACACCGCCACCCTCCGATGAGCCGTTCCGGTACACGTTCCATCGCCCCCCGAGTGTCGCGAAGCTGATGAGCTCTGGCGAGTCGTCGACGTACGGCGCGCCGGTCGAGAGGTCGTATTGCCCCCACCCACGGGAGTACAGAGGATAACTTGCACCGAGTCCGCTGGGGTTGACATAGTGAAACGCGCCGTTGTCGTTCCCGCTGCTGGGCAGAGGCGTTACCTCCGCTCGGTAACCATCGTCCCCGCTCCCCCGACCATTGCGCACAAAGACGTAGAACAGATTGGGCGTTGATTGGTCTCGCAGCACCGGGCTCAGCACGTCCATGTAGTCGTCGACCCCATCGAATGTGACGACCGGTAGGTTGTTGACCGTCTTCGATGCGCTCGACGGCATTCGCGCAGCGTCGGACTGCACGGCGTGCCTCGCGTTGCCACTTTTATCCCGCCATTCGCTCACCGCACGGCTCACTGCACCACCGACCGTTTTCAGCGTGCTCGCGTCGGTCGCGTCCAGCCAAATCGCCGTCGCCATCTGCGCGGGAGTCCACGTTGCATCGGCGTTTACTCCCGGAGTCGCGGTCGATGGACTCGGACTCGGACCCACGCTTCTCTGTCCTAGAACGATGATGACGCCCGACCCGCCCGAACCGGCCGGCGGTTGGTTCGACGGCGGCGACATGCGGCCACCACCGCCACCGCCGCCGGTGTTGGCGAGCCCGCTCTTGGCCTTCGGCTCGCTGAGGTTGGGACTCGCGAGAATCCCGCTACTACCACCGCCCCCACCGCCCTTTCCGCCTTTGCCCGAGAGGTTGTTCTCGGACGAGCCACCGCCGCCGCCACCGAACCAGTACACCCCACTCACTTCGTGTCCGACGCCCGCTGCGGCTCCCATGTCCGACCAGTCGGGCATTCCGTCTCCACCGTCCCCGCCGTAGGTCGACGTACACTCGCCACCGACCGCTCCGACGCCACCGCCACCCGCGCATCCGTAGTTGCGCCCCGCGTTACTCCTAGGGTTGCTACCTCCGACGTTGCCATACCTGACCCACGAGCCGATGGGGGCCGTTCCACTCCGAGGGCCCGGTGTAACGCCACCGCCGGTGCCACCGCCGTATCCGGCGCCCCCTCCGCAGCCACCTTGCAGGCCACTGTCGACGTGTGAGCCGCCCCCACCCCCGTGCGCGGTCAATCCGAACGCGACCGAGTCACCACCCGTCGTCCCACGAGCCCCATCGTGCCCCGCTCCGGCGCCGCCCGCACCGACCGTCACCGAGTACGTCCCCGCGTCGATCGTCGCGTTGGCGACGTACACGATGCCACCGGCGCCGCCACCGGCGCCGCCGGCAAACGCCCCGCCACCGCCGCCGCCGACGATCAGCACGGATGCATTCACCAGTTTCGTCGGGACCACGATGGACTGCGCACCGACCTGCTTCGCCACGACCACAATTCTCGACGCTTGGAGGTCGCTGAACGACGACGGCGATGCGGTGAAGATTCCGCTTGGCGCGACGTGCGTGCCGTCGGCCCTCAGGAACGCGTTCGCCTGCGTGTCGCCGTTCCGAAAGGTCATGAACATCGGCGTCGAGAACGCGGCGTCGGCGACCGTCACAAACGGACCGCTCGTGCTCCATTGGAGACGACACGCCGTCGGGTCGGTGAACCGGTCCAACTTGCCGAGACGCACGGCTCGAAAAGACACGTCGGTCGCAAAGTCAATCACGAGGGCCGTCTTGGGTAAAAGGGTGATGTTGTTCGCACTGCTGACCTCCAAGTACGAGCCGGTCGGTTCGAATTCGACGCCACTGCCGAGAATGAGTGCGATGCCCGTCGTGTAGAGGCGGACGCTCGACGGGCTTTGTCCGACGAGCTCGCCCCGATTGGACTGGGCATCGTCCGTTGTTTGGAAAAACCCCACCTTGCTGAATCGAAGTGGGCTATCTCCGATGTTTCGGATGCTTATCCCGCGCGCTTTGACCGAAGATGCATCTCCACCCAACTGGTGGGTGAGTGTAATGATGCGTCTCGGTACAGGTCGACTATCACAAACCAGGCTCAGTACGATCAACAAAAGGAAAAAAAGCATCCACATCCGCTTGTTTAGATATGCGTTTCGCATTGACGATGGCGTTCCAACGAACGTACAATGGTCGCTGACTCGATGTTCTCTGTGTGCGGACGACGTGCGACGGTGCTAGTAGCACTGGCACGTTTCCCATTGAAAAAAGGATTTAAACCACGAGCAAGGCAAGTCCAGACGGGTCGCATGGATAATCGCCTTGCACAAGAGTGCAATACTCACTGTATTACTCAGTGCATCGGGCGAACGCCGGAAAAGCACGGTTCACGGGCGGTTGGTCCACCTCACACGCTTCGTGTTCAAGAGTCCGGCAACATCATCATCTGGGGCGAAATGGACGACCACGAGGCGCACATCCACAAGCATCAACACAATGCCAACCACGAGCAGCTGATGGATGCGCTGCTTTCGTTCGTCACCAGGTGCTCACGAAAGGACTTTCAAGGTCGCTTCCATCGCGAAGCCCTGTCGCGCTCCGATGCCTTGGACCAGTCCATCGAGCGCCTGGCACTCGAGTACCTGGATGCGACTGCGCTACCCACCCTGCTCAACAAGGTCAAGAAAATCGACGCCTCGCTCGCGCGATGCCGCGACGAGTATTTGGCATCGACGCCACTCAGGACCCTTTTTCAGATTATTTAATGGTCACACAAAAGAACATCGTGAGTGCGTGGGTGCTCGTCGACGACGTCGAGTGGCATGGAGATGCTACTGAACAATCCCGTTGAAAGGGCTCTGCACGTTTACAGCACGCACGCCCTTTAACACGAGTGATGCTGCCACTGATGCAGTCGTGATGCGCTGCTCTGCGTCGGACACAATCTTAATCAATCACCCATCTGCTATCACCATATTGTGATCAACTCACAACTTGAGTCACAAGATGATGATAGCATGACGATGTGACTTTCCAACTCACAAGCTGATATCATGATGATGTATCTGTCCAAATCACAAGATGATAATAGAATGACTCGGACGATGTGTCTATAGAAACACCATCGCACAAGCCGTGTTAAAGGCGCGTGCGTGCGAGCCGTGTTAAAGGAGCGTGCTTGCGAGCCGTGTTAAAGGAGCGTGCGTGCGAGCCGTGTTAAAGGAGCGTGCGTGCGAGCCGTGTTAAAGGAGCGTGCGTGCGAGCCGTGTTAAAGGAGCGGGTCCAACTCACAAGTTTACACCTCCCAAACGAAGATTTTGGAAGGATGAACAAAAGATGAAATCTGGATTTTCGAAGCACTTTTCAAGTGCGTGAGTACTCAATTTGGGCCAAGAGCCATTGAAAAGTGCTTCGAAAATCCGGATTTCGTCTTTTGTTCCTCCTTCCAAAATCTTCGTTTGGGGAGCATAAAGTTCTGAGTAACAACTTCATGCTCCCCATTGAGTCCCCAAACGAAGATTTTTGGAAGGATGAACAAAAGACAATGGTTAGTTACCCAAATCGATTACTCACGCACTTGAAAAGTGCTTCGAACATCCGTATTTCATCTTTTGTTCATCCTTCCAAAATCTTCGTTTGGGAGGGATAAACTTGAGTCACAAGATGATGGATAGCATGATGATAGCATGATGATGTGACTGTCCAACTCACAAGATGATGATAGCATGGTGATGTGACTGTCCATTGTTGAACTCACAAGTTGATATCATGATGATGTATCTGTCCAACTCACAAGATGATAATAGAATGAAGATGTGTCTGTAGAAACACCATCGCACCAGCCGTGTTTAAGAGCGCGTCCAACTCACAACGTGACTCCGACTCCGGGCTGGTGCGATGGTGTTTCTACAGACACATCGTCCGAGTCATTCTATTATCATCTTGTGAGTTGGACAGATACATAAATGTAACATCATCATGATGTCAACTTGTGAGTTGGACAGTCACATCACCATGCTATCATCATCTTGTGAGTTGGAA